CCTGTAAAGAGTACTCAACCTGAGGAATTACTACAGTAGTAGTCTCGTTGGTTATCTCAATACGATTGTTCTGCTCAATAACTTGAACTGTGTTCTGGCTCACCTTGTCACCTCTGAGCGCACTACAAAAGTACCCATCAGAAGTCGGCTGACATCGCCAGATACAGAAACCAACTCTAGGTCATAGGTGTACGAACCTGCTGGTAAGTCAGCCATATCACTAGAGGTAATGCTAAGAGCAATAGTACCAGCATCGCCACCTAGTGTGATGCGGTTATTTTCTGTCGTCAACGACAAAGAGACAGAAGAGGTTACCTTCTGTCGAATCTGCATACGTGCCGTGTACCCAGTCAGGTCGATAGGAGAATTGGTCGAATCTTTCCAAGTAATGACCTGACTGAATGTGGCACCTTGATCAGCGGTAAAGCCGTAGGTTGCTGCTAATGCCATCATTCCTCCCGTGATACTGGAAAGGCGGGGGCGTATCCGCCCCCGCCCAAGCCAGTGATTACCTTGTCGGGTTTATCAGGAGATAGACCCACCAAGCGTGTTGAGAACCACGCGGGATTCGTGGGTGATCATACCGAAGCCCCAGATGGCGTACCATGCCAAGCCGTGCTCACGACCGAAGTCGATCACACCACCGTCACGCAGTTCAACCGGGAGGCTGATGGCGTGACCGAAGGCATTGTCACCAATCATGATTGCGTTGTAGGCGTCTGCGAGTGACTGGACGCCAGCGGTGCCACCGTCGGTGTCGACGCCGGTCACATCTGCGAGAGGACCGGTGTCACCAACGAGGCCCTTAGCAACCTGTGTGGTCTCAATGAAGACGACGTCATAGATACGTCCGATTTCACCGAGCATGAAGTTGCCGGGGGCGGCGTACTTCGTGACTTCGATGAACTCTGGCCAGTCGCGGAGCGCACGGCTCTGTGATGGGTGGACGAAGCAGACGTAGGTGTCTCCAAGGCGAGGAATGTTCTGGCCAGCGAGAACCTCAACTGCGTCCTTGATGGTTGCAGGTGAGAGGTATCCCGGAGCAGCAGCGGTACCAAGCACGCCTTGATCGTACGGGCTAAGTGAACCACGCGACGTCGCAGCGGTGCGACCGAAGACGACGTTAGGAGCAACAGCAGATCCACCACCGAAAGGAACGGCAGCGTCATACAGCGTGTTGCGTGCTTGCGTGTCCATCGACTGCGCCATGTGACGACCGAGAAGGCGTGAAGCCGAGGCCATAACATCGTCGAATGCCGCGTTGAGAAGCAACTCGGTGACGGCAACAGCCTTACCGTGCTCCTTGACGGTGATCGTGATCTGCGAAGCAGTAAGAGCGGTTGGCTCCATGCGGACACCCTCAGTCAACTCAGAACCAGTCTGGTCAACATCAAGGTTGTTATAACGCATGAACTTAATGGTCAGACCGGGCTGAACACCGAGTTCTGTCTTCTTAACAGCGAACTGCTCAAAGCGAAGAACCGGCATTGCTTGGAAAAGGATTTCCTTTGACCAAATCTGCTGGATTGCGGGTGCGAGAGTGGCGTCAGACGAATAGCCGGTCGTGGTAACAGCCGAAAGATCGGCTCCGGTAATCGCGCCACCTGTAGGTGCTGGAAGGGCCATGTTGATTATCCTCCGTAGGATACTTTGTGGTTAATTGTGGGTTTTTAGCGTCCTCGCATAGAGGTTTGCGCCAAGAGCCTGTCCCTTACTTGAGCGTACTGTTCCATCGTCATGTTGGCGATATCCGCCGATGTCAATGTCTGCTGCTCCGTCATATTCTCCAATGGCCCAATTGGGGTTGATCCCGTTGCCGGGACTCCCCTCAGGTTCTGCCGCTGGGGCATAGCCTGCTGGATGTTTTCCATAATAGCAGAAGTTCTTTCCTTGACGGCAAAAATAGCGCTTTCAATCTCATCTTCCGAATTTCCTCGGACAAAGTCCAAAAGTTCCGGCATGATGTTGTCCTGCTCTTCCGCAATGCGGCGAGATTTGAAGGACTCAATTTCTTGAAAGCGACGCTCCTGCTCAAGGAGTGCCTTCTGTGCTTCAGCCTCATGCTGGAGTGCGGTAAATTTCTGCTCCCACTCCTGCTGAACTGTGTTGATCTGCTGCTGGAACTCGTCTTCTTTACGAGTCATAAGTTCCTTAGCAGACATCTCTTCCTCTTCTCGGAGGAGTCGCTCTTCTGCTTCCTTTGCCGCTGCGTCTTGTGCCAGACGCTGCTGCTCAGTGCGCTCATGGTTGAAGATTTCGACCTGCTCCTGCAATTTGGAGATCTTGTCGTACAACTTGTCCTTTTCCTGACGACGGATTGCTTCAACCTCGTCGGGGGTGAACAACTTGCTGTTATCTGTTTTTGATGCCTGAACTTCTTGGGGGGCCGGGGCCTCCTGTGGTGGAACAGGTACATCGATGGTGATTTCGTCACCACGGTTATCAACTGCCATTGTTAATACCTCACGTTGTCTTGCTGATATGTCTGAAATGGATTACGATTTATTAGTCCGAGTCGGGAACTCTACGTTGAGCAAGGTTTGCTCCGTAGGCCCGTTGTGCCAACTGATTTACTACGTCGCCAGAGGGGTTAACCCCCGGCATTACTCCCGATCCCTCTTGTGCGGAACCGGAAGATGTTACCCCATCCCCACCTGCGCTTTTAACGCCGCCTGCGGGCTGGGCTCCATCAGGACTAACCATACCAGTTAGAGCCATGACGGAGGCGGATATCTGTGCATTAATCATTTCCAAAGCACCCTGATCGAATGCGTCGTCTCTAAGTTCCTCAGAAATCTCTGCCATCTTTTCGTTCGGGAACTCCTCGCCAAGGGCACGCAATGCACCGCGCTTGGACTCAAGACCCATAGCCATCTTGGCCTGCAACTCGTTGAGTTTGATGAGTTGATCAACCGGCAGAGGATCAGGCCAGTGGATAGAGGTGCGGTAAGTATTCGGGTCACGAGGATCTAGAATCTGCAACTGATCAGGCTCTGGGTATGTTGCCTCTGCCGGATTCCACTGCAACGACTCGGGCTCGTGTACAGCCTGAGTGCGGATGATCAATTCGTTCAACTGAATGAGGCCCTTACCAAAATGGGTCCGCTTCATGTGATAGCGGTTCATCATCGGCTGATACTGAATGGCGAGGGCGACGCCCGACGTGTTGGAGATTGGTTGGGTCTTACCTAGCGCTGACTCAGGCACACCTGTAATTTCGTGCATGGCCTGCTTGATGAACTGCACGTAGTTAAGAGCCCCGGCCATCTCTCCGCTGGACTCGAGGTTATACACACGTGCGTCTTTAGGCAAGCCTGCCCATACCTTCTTAGCACCACGTTCCAACTGTGAAGCCTTAGCACCAGTAATGATGGTCACGGGTGCGCTGTGGTAGTTGATGATGTCCGATACCTCGGTCATCTTTTCGTTCAACTCTCGGTTCAGAGGGATGATGTCCCAAATGTCTGCTTGGCCCCAAGGGGACGAAGAAATACTGACGTTTGGAATATGGATGACAGGTACTTTGCCAATCGGATTCTCGTACTGGTCAATCAACTCGTCGTTGATGTACTGCTCCACGGTGTCATCAGTGAGAATCTCAGTAAAGGTGTAAACCTGACGGGTACCTTCTGGGCTGGTGCCCCAGAACCGGTACTTCAACTTAAATCGAAGAATACGATCACGGTCGTGTGGGTGATACTCAGGGAAACAATGTGCGGGGTTTAGTGGGATGATGCGAGTCTTACCACTGTGGATAACCCCTAGCGAATCCTCCCAAGGCTCCTCGTAAGCAACCTTGACAAAACAGTCTCCGGAAACACCGGCCAACTGCCCCATTTCCCAAAGTAATTTCTGCTTATTGTTATCTACTTCCCAAACCTTTTGTAGAAGGTGCGGAATGATAGCACCATTTGCCTCTGGCACTTTGAACTGCACTCCGCGTCCAAAACAGAAGTTGGTGATGTAGTCAGACATAGTACGGACGTAGTTCAAGTAAATGTTCTGATCGCCCATCTCACGACGGTGAGACCAATGGTGACCTAGATACCAAGCCCAACATGCAGAGTAACGGTTTAGTCGGGGGCCGTGAACCTCAAACTCTTCGTCAGCCAGTTCAACCAAGCCAAGGGGAGAGATAGCAACGGTTAGGTCGCTTGAACTAGCCCTATAACTTGGAGACCAAAAATCAACTGGCACTATGTGCTCCCGTCAGACGTACGTACACAATAAAGACTAGCAGATTACTTTCCGCTCTTTTTCTTCTTTGCGGCGTTCATATTATCAACTAGGTTCGGGTAAGGTCGCCCCGCTTTCTTAGCGGAAGCCTTGGCTTTGGCCTTTTGGGAAGGCGTCAACTTCTTGTCAGACTTTGTTGGGTCCTTCTTATCCCATACCTTTTTCTCAGCCATTACTTCTTACCTCGGTTACGGGCACGGTTTTTGCTGGAGTCTTCGGCAACGATCTTTCCATCTTTGGTGTGGGACATGTCTTTACCACCCTTACCATCGATACCACGATCACGACGCTCCTGCTTCAACTCGGTGCGCTTCTTGACCTGCTCGGGCTTCTTATTGAACTCTTTGTCCGTCTCCGCCTTCTTCTTGCGGGCGTCAGGATTGTCCCTGTAGTACTGAGCGGTCTTCTTTGGGTTAGCAGTCTTACGAGGGGCCATCACCACTTCTCCTTGTCAGCCCAATATGCGGCACTCATCTTGCC